TAGATTGGCGGAGTCTATGTCTGACGATGAAGAAGGCAGAAAATTTACGATGTCTCTATCTGAGGCTTTGAAAGATAAAACGGCTGCTTATAATCACTGTTTAGAAAGAACTCTCAAAATGACACGTTCTTTGAGTGGGGACAGAATTAAGAAGCTAGAAAAACAAGCCTTGGCTAATCAGAGTTTAGCCCAGTTCATTGAACTTGTTCAGGATGAGAAAGAAAGAAGAAGAATGATACTAATTGCTAAAGCCGAGGAGTTCAAAGTCAAAGAAAAAATACAAGAGTTAGAAAACTTTTCAGAACTTTTTGTTGAAGTTTATGGAGTTGGCAAAGAGGAGGTTTTCTCGCTCTAATGAAATGTCTAGAATGTTTATCTGATTTTTCTAGCGAAAGAGGATTACATTTACATGTTTCCAAGAAGCATAAATTTTCTTTGCAAGAATATTATAGTAAACATTTTCCAAGATTTGATAAATTTTCAAATGAACCAATAAAATTTAAAAATTTCGAAGAATACTTTTTAACTGATTTCAATTCAAAAGAAAACTTAGCTAACTGGTGTTTCAAAGAGGAAAAAACTATTGTAAGAGATTATATCTGTAAACTTTTTAAAGCAAGATGCAATAAGAAAAAAACACTTTTTGTTCCATCTAATATAGAATTAAAAAGTCTATTCTTGCCTTCTTGGCAAGGCCTTGTTAAAATCTTTGATAGCAAAGAAAATGTAATAAAGGCATTAACTAAACAAGGACTTAGATTCAAATATGATTATATCTCTACTCCTACATTTAGTGATATCGAACCCGAAATTTTAATAGACACTAGAGAACAAAATCCATTAGAGTTTAAAGATTCTAAAAAGATGAAATTAAGCTGTGGTGATTACGGAACTTCTGGCCCTTTATTTTCTGATGTTTTTGTGGAGAGAAAAAGCTTAGAAGATTTAATTTCTACTTTAGTTTCTGGAGCAGAAAGATTCGATAGAGAAATAGCAAGAGCTGAAGATCTCGGCTACTATTTAGTAGTTTTAATAGAGAATAAATTTCATAATGCTTTAAACTATAGTCCTGAAAAAAGTTTTAGCAAATATATAAATGGAAAATTTGTTTTCCATAAGATTAGAGAAATTTACGCAAAGTATAATAATATACAATTTATCTTTTCCGATTCTAGAGAAAACTCTAAAGATATAATGATAAAGATTTTTAAAATGAAAGATAGTGTAAAAAAATTCGATTTAGAGTTTTTGAAAGATTTTAACCAGATATAAACATGTGGAACGAAGGCGCTCATCCTATTGCCCCTAGGAAATCAACAAACGATGAACTTGATAAAGTAAAAGGAGTGCTTTCCGAGGCCGAAGCTCAACAATGGTTTGCAAGATATTGTTTAGCCAATCCAGCGTTTATGGTTTATCTTTTGACTAGGGTTAAATTAGATCCTGTTCAGGATTTACTTTTAAGATCGTTCATTCTAAAAGATTATTGCTTGTTAGTTGCTGGACGGGGCTTCTCCAAGTCGTTCGTTATATCCTTATTCTGTATAATATATGCTTTAGGTAATCCCGGTGTTAAAATAGGTATAGCCTCTGGAACATTTCGTCAGTCTAAATCTATAATGAAGCAGATTGATAGCTTTGCTTCTCATCCTAAAAACGGAACATTTTTAAGATCCTGTATAACAAAACAATTATCAAAATCAAGTGATGCATGGTCAATGGAAATAGGCTACTCGTCTATAACGGCTATTCCTCTGGGTAAGGTTAGAGGTTACCGATTCAATGTACTTATTGTTGATGAGCTTTTAGTGGTAAGTAAAGAAATTATAGATTCAATTCTTAAGCCGTTCTTGATGGTTAGACAAGATGGACCTCAACATGAAGAGATTACAAACGCTCAAAAACTTTTAGTTGAAAATGGCGTTTTAAAACCAGAAGATGTGCAGCAGTTTTCATCTAACAATAAAATCATTGGTTTATCATCTGCAAGTTACAAATTCGAATCTCTTTACAGGGATAATTATGTTCCTTATGTAAAAACAATTTTAGATCCAGAAGCTGAAAATGTTAATCATTGTGTTTTTAGAATGTCTTATAGGGCAGCCCCAAAAGGTTTCATGGAAGAGTCTGCTATTGAAGATATGAAACGAACAATGTCTAAGTCTATGTTCGACAGGGAGTTGGAAGCTATATTTGGAGATGATACAGGTGGATATTTTTCAGCTCAAGCTATTGAAGAGGCAAGCGTAAAACTAGGAGAGTATCCTGTCGTAAGAATTGTAGGAGATCCAGAAAAGAAATATGTACTATCAATAGATCCTAACTATAATAATTCCGAAACTTCAGACGACTTTGCAATGGCTGTGCTCGAACTCAATGAAGAGGACGAATCTGCAACTCTTGTTCACGCTTACGCTCTACCTAATAGCACCAATGAGAAAAGGTGTTTATATTTGAAATATCTTCTAGAGAAGTTCAATATAGTATACATGATTATAGATAATAGCGGAGGCCCTGCATTTTTACAGATTGGAAAAGAATTTAAATTAATGCCTAGAGAGTTACATCTTTTTGATCATGATTTCTTAAATTATAATTCTAATGAAGGTATCTTGTACTCTAAAAATAATTATGTTCCAAAAGATGGGAAGATAGTTCACTCTCAAGCTTTCGGTGTTGGAGGATGGTTAAGATTTGCAAATGAAAACTTACAGTGGATGATAGAAAAGAAAAAAATAAGATTTGCCGCTCCCGTATTCAATGATTCAGATTTCCACAAAGCTATAAATGAAAAATTCCCTATAGAAGATTTGCATTACTCTAAGACTCAGGATATTAGCAAAGAAGAGATTAGAGAGATAGCTAAAAATGTTCAAGAAGAAATGAAAGTAGATTTCGTAGAGCATTTAGGAGATGTTATAAATTTAACTAAAAGAGAATGCTCTCTTATAGAAGTTTCTACTAGCCCAAATGGGAATCAACAGTTCGATTTGCCAGCTACAATGAAAAGAGATAATAACCCTCATAAAGCTAGAAGAGACTCTTACACTGCTCTTTTATTGGGAAGTTGGGGTGTTAAATGTTATTTCGATATGCATAGAGAACAAGAGATAAATACCTCATTTGATTTCGTTCCGAGGATGTTTAGATAATTTTTAAGCCTAAAATTAATTTAGTAAGAATTTTTAAGCTTTAAAAGTGTATAGTAGTGTATGGCTCGTAAAACCAAAAGCAACGCTGTAGTTGTAAACTCAGACCCTTTCACTCCAAAATTCATTTCTGAATCAGCAAGAGACTTAAGAAACAGAGGAACGAATTCTTTCCAGAACCCTTTATCAGGACTTTCAGGTGAAATAGAAAATATTAATAAAGGGGTATCCCCTTTTTCAAGAGACAATACAGGAACTCTAAGTGCTCAACAAGCCATTGTGTTATGTCAAAAAGCTTATTGGAATGTAGCTATATTTAGAAATACTATAGATATTCAAACAGAGTTTGCTAATTCAAAATTACACTTCAGAGGTAAAAATAAAAGATCTGTTAAATTTTACGAGGAATGGTACAAGAAAATAAACGGATGGTCTTTATCAGAAAGATTTTTCAGAGAATGGTTTAGATCTGGGAATGTTTTTATTTATAAATTTCTATATAATGTTACAACTCCAGAAATAAATAAAATGTCTAGAGCTCAAGCTCAGAAAAAAATCCCTTTACGTTATACTATTTTAAATCCAGCTGATATGAGAGCTGAAGGGTCAGCTACTTTTGTTAATTTTAATTACTATAAGTTATTGAATAGCTACGAGTTGGCTAGACTAAGAACTCCTAAAACAGATGATGAGAAAAGATTCATGGATTCATTGCCTCTCAACATTAGAGAACAAATCAAAAGAGGAGAGTTGCCAGAGATTCCTATAGACACAGAATATCTAACAGCTATATTTTGTGGCAAGCAAGATTATGAAGCTTTATCTGTGCCCATGTACTATCCTGTTCTTTTTGATATTGATTTGAAGTTAGAATTTAAAAAGATGGAAAAAGTTATAGCCAGAACTGCTGACTATATGATCCTTTTGATTACAGCTGGCGACAAGGATAGAGATGCAAACACAAATTCAAGAATACTCGCAGCTTTACAAGATTTGTTTGAGATGGAAAGCGTAGGTAGAGTATTAGTTTCTGATTATTCTACTAAAGCAGAATTCGTTTTGCCAGATTTAAATAAGATTCTAGGACCAGATAAGTATCAAGTAGTTAATCAGGATATTGCCAACGGTTTGATGAATATTTTTTGGGGAGATGAGAAGTATGCTAATTCAATGGTAAAAATAAAAGTTTTTCTAGAGAGATTGAATTCGGCTAGACAGGCATTCTTGAATAATTTCTTGATTCCTGAAATGGAAATGATTGCAAACGAATTAGGATTTACTGAAATCCCAGAGCCTGTTTTTGATCAAGTAGATTTAAAAGAAGAGATCGAATATATGAAGGTTTATACAAGACTTGCTGAAATTGGCATGTTGACACCAGAAGAGCTATTCGAAACTTTAGAAACCCATTCTCTACCTCTCCCTGAAAACTCAATTGAAGCTCACAATAAATTTAAAGAGCTTAAAGACAAGGGTCTTTACGAGCCAATCATTGGCGGGCAGAAAAAAGAGGGGGCAACAGGTCAACCAGCGGGAAGACCAGCTGGAACAAAGGCTCCTCAAACTACTAAAAAAGTTTCGCCAATAGGCGCATCTAAATTTAGTTTGCAAAAAATCTCAGAGAATATTAGATTAATCAATGATCTGTCAGAAGCTGTAGAATCGAACTATAGACAAATGAACAGTATTAAAAGACTCAGCTCTAAACAGAAAGATTTGTGCTGGCACATAACGGAGTCGATTATCGCTTCTAAAAATGTAAACGATTGGCAAACGGATATTCCTGATTGGATTAAAAACCCCACTATAGTACCGAACGAGGAGACTCTAGAGATCGCAACAGAACACAACGTCTCTATATTCTTGGCTGGACTGCTCAAAGAGTCAAAAATTTAGAAAATGAAGAAAAAAGCTTGACTTCCAAAAAAGTGCTGCTACTATAGAAGGACCGCCATACTTCGGCGGCCTAAAACAACAAAATGAAAAACCTAAATAATCCAGAGCAAGCAAAGTCAGACAATATTATTGATATGGATGAATTCGATATGGAAGATCAAATGTATGTTGAGTTCTTGGAAAAGCAACTCGCGCAATCTATTGTAGAAATGGAAAAGAAGAATGATGCGATTTCTGCTTTTGTAGACTTGCTCTCTTTTATTAAGGACAATATTGGGAAAACTGCCGATTATCCGATTCAGGTTACAGATGATTATTCTATCAGTTCATTCTCTGAAAAACTTGATACATGCCTGATTAAAGTTGCTGAAATTGAGAGCAAAAATTCTGAACATTACGAGCTAGACCCAATCTTCTAAAAGTTGAGTAGCCATTAGAGAACGCGAAAGCGTTCTCTTTTTTTTATAAAAGAAATTTATATTTAAAGCTGATTTAAGAATGAGCAAGTCAAACGATATTAATAAGGATGAATATTCAGAGCGTTACGAGTACTGGAATAAAGTTGTAGATACTTTGATTAGAGAATATAAGTCTTTATATAAAGTTTGCGAAGCCGCTAATAAATCAGGTACGCTTGATCCTAATG